GCGTATAGTAGTAAGAATAAAACATCTTTATATAGATTCTTTGAGACAAGAGAGAAGTATTATTTCTGTACGCATGAGTATCTAACCGATAAATACGCCGATTTCGAGGGGTTAACCGACGATGCCAGGAATCGCTTATTTTTTATATACAACACTGTTGAAGACAATACAGGACCAGGGCAGATGGTTGCCCAACAGAGCGTAAACAACGTCAACTACGGTGCCAAGGTCGATACAATGACTGATATGAAGCAGGGGACCTATCGCCGAAACATCACCGAACTCGACATAAACTATCGTACCCGGACCACACGCCTCTATGATTACACTGAAGAGAGTGATGATATGAAGGCGCCTGAGAAGTTGAAGCTAACACATTCTAAAGAGTTTGTCAACGAATATATGAATGCCGATATAGCTCCAGAGACTGTATTGATTACAGACTTCCCACAGGTAGGCCAGAATGAAGGGGATGCTAATATGCTGAAGCCGTATCAACACTTCTATGAGAACTATAGTGTTAAGCCTATGGCCAACTATCACTTTGCTAAGAATGCGTTTCAGATAGAGATCAATGGCCGTATTAGTTTATATCCTGGCATGATACTTAATCTAGAACTATATAAGTTTAGTACTACAGTGGCCTCTACTAGAGAGATTGATCGTGAGAGAAGTGGCAAGTTTATTGTGACTGATATCGTTAACTCTTTTGGCGGTGATGCATATAAGCAACAAGTGATGATTACGAAAGGTGGTTTATCGTGAGAATGACTTATACAATCTATTGTAAGGATAAAGAATGAGCGGATTTAATAACATGATGCACTTCGTGGGTGTTGTAGAAGATGCACATGATAAGACAAATAGTGGTAGAGTTCGAGTGAGAGCATTTGGTGTACACCCGCCACGAGATAGTAAAGACGAACAAGAGAGTGTGCCGACTGATCATCTACCATGGGCGACTGTATTAGATGGGACTTATGGAGTATCTCCGATTGTGCCGAGTGTTGGTGAATGGGTATTTGGTTTCTTTATAGACGGGCGAGAAGCACAGCAGCCAATGATCATGGGTCGATTGCCGGGCATGCATCTGCAATTCGCAAGTGGTACCGGTCAAGAGGGAGAAGACGGCTATCTACCACCAGAATCTATTCATAATTTTGGTGCACCCCCTCTACACAGATATAATACTGGCGAAGAGATGACGATTGGTCAAACTTTGACTCAAAGAACATTACAAGAGAGTGGTATTACTCAAGCGTTATCTGAAGAAACATTTGATGAACCTTCTATCTATATGCCCGAGAATAATCTTATCAATAGAGTGATTACGTCTAAGAACGGAGATAACTTTATTGTAATTGGTGATGCAGAAGATGGAGAGAATACTGACTATATCTTAATGTCTCACTCCTCTGGTTCTGTGTTTCAGATTGATGCAAATGGTACTATCTTTGTTAAGTCATTTGGAGATCAGTATAACACAACAGATGGTGTCTTGTCAACTTATGTTACGGGTTCTTCTCATACAAATATACAAGAAGACTATACACTTAAAGTAGAACATGGCTCCGGGAAGATATTCATTAACGGTGATCTTGACATCGAGTGTGAGAACTTTAATGTTACTGCCAGAACGAATATGAATCTTACTGCTGGCGTGAAGACGAATATCTCTGCCGCTGGTATTAGTGTATTAGCAACAGATGATGATATCAATATAGTTAGCGTGGGCAGTACGAAGATGAAAGCCGGTAATGCCAAGAACAGAAGTGGCTTCTATCTAGAGACACTGAACGGAGATTTTCATCTAGATACATATAAGACGAATATGTTTAGTGAAGCATATACAAAGATTACTTCAAAAGGTACGCCTGCTGTATCAGATCAAATACTGCCGTATGCTGATGCTGGTCATAAAGGAATCGAAATCAACACATCAGATAGCATTCATATAGAATCAACAAATAATACATCGATCAAAGCCGGGGGCGTATTCAGCGTTAATGCTACGGGCGATGCGAGTATTAAGAGTGCTTCTAAGTTTCATGCTTCTGCGAATACTAGTGCCCGTATGAGTGCAAATAACACAGCAGTTAATGCTCTGAATGGCCAAGCAGATATGACAGCAACAGATACAGCAAACATTCAATCAAGCGGGACTGCTTCAGTAGACGGCTCGACAGTACAGCTTGGTAACGGCACAAGTGCTTCATCGCCACCAGACACAGCAAGTGCAACAATAACGACACAAGAGAGTGCTAGAGCCGTACAGATATCATTCAAAGATGCAAGAGAGTCTGTCACAGAGAAAGCGAGTGTTGTTGCACCAGAGTTCATACCAGGAAGCAGAGCAGTACGAGAAGCAATCGTCAAACGTCTTAGACCGATATTCACGAGTCTGATGAGTTCCGGTGATGACTAGGCTAACAGTTGCAACTTCTATTATAACATAGAATGGCCATTTGTCAACTATTAATTAAAGAAAAGAGAAAATAAATGTCAATAGAATGTAATAACACAACACCGATAGCGTCAAAAGCCTCTGCGGCTCTTTCGTTAACAAGTGCTGATCTAAACAATATACTTGACGTATCTACTCTTGTAGATTTGAGTAATCCTCTTGATAGTTTGAATAGAGCATCTGTAATGAATATCACGAATGCTCTGGCCAATATAACTCAGCAGACTGATCTATCTGAATATCCGACACTTAACGCTCGACTAGAGAGCGGTGCACCAACATACACAGAGATTGCTGACTTTCTTCTATCTACTAACACTAACATAGCAGATATAGAACAAACTATAGTAGATTATAACACAGGCCTACTAGGTGGGTCAAGTACTATTTTAACTAATTCGCCAAATATCTCTGTTACTACAGCCGGTATCTCAAGCACATTAGATTCTGGAAATAATGTTATTAACGATAGCGAAATCAGTACTTCTGACTCTTCGTATACATCGTCAAGTAGGCCGTCTGGTGGTGCGTCTGGTGACGGTCTGAGTAGTGCATCTAATAGCGCATCTAATAACTCGGCTAGTAATATATCGAATAGCACATCTAATAACTCGGCTAGTAATATATCGAATAATGGATCAACGTCAAGTAGTAACGTAGCGAGTAACTTCGATACTGGATCTGGAAATAGTACAGTTATCGGATCAGACGGATTCAGTGACTTCGGGTCTGGCTTCGGCTCTCAAGTAACAACTAATACAAGCGGTCTTACACAGATAGAGAAAGCGGCTTTATTGACAGGGGGATTGTCTGCTCTTGCACCAGCTTTGATCACTAGACTATTTAATGATCTAGACTTCTACTTTGATGTCAATATCGGTGGTACTATATCATCTGGATTATGTAAGCAGTTTAACTCTACTCTAGGCGATCTAGCAAAAGCTATGCTTATCGTGAATGCCGGAAAGAATGCAATAAGTGATATAACAAATCTAGCAGAGAAAGATACTAAGAAGCTAGTTGAATCCATTAAGCAACAAGGCTTACTAAGAACATTACTTGATTTGTTGAAGTCTATTGTAGACAAGTTGATAGCAAAAGTCAAGCAATTAATGAATGCCGCTGTCACTGCTGGCACTAGTGCTGTTGAGTCATTAGGCTCTGCCGCTAAGTCACTACAGAAGAAGCTTGGTCGAATGGCTCGTGATATAGAAGAGTTTACGTCTGCTACTAATCTAGCTGATATAAAGAAAGCAGTCGAAGCGTTTATAGCTAAAGCCGCATCATCATTTGAGAGACTTACACCCGAGAATCTTGCATTATTAATGTTTCGTCTATGTCAATTCACTGAATCACTACAAGCAGTCATGATGGCACCAGCTATTAAGATGAACAAGATGACAAATCAAGTTGAGAGTGAGTTAAAAGCATTAACAAGTGTTCAGAAGACTAATACTAGAGAAGCTGTTAAGTACGGTGCCATTAGAGTATCAGAAGAAGATAAGAAAGTCAAGAAAGATTCTGTGATTAAGCAATCAAAGAGTATTAAGCCAAGTGAGCGAAATGTAGACTATGTAACATCACAAGAGCCGACAAAAGAAGAAATAGCACTTGTTAGAAGTATCAGCGAAAGTGGTCTCGGTCAGAATATCACGTTTAGTTCTAGTGTAATAAGTGATCAGGGGTGGCAAGATATTGATGCGTCTGTATGGTATAAGCTATTAAGAATACAAGAGCAGACCGGTTCTTCATATGTTGTTAAGCAAGCCGCTACTAAGAGAAAGAATAGTGCATCATCACTCGGTGGTACCAATAAGACTGCACACAATTCTGGCTATGCTATTGACATTAATGTCTCTTCTGATATAAGAGATGATACTATAGCAGCCGCTAGTCGAGCAGGCTTTACTGGCATCGGTGTATATGAGTCGCATCTTCATCTTGATAACGGCAACAGAAGAGCATGGCAGAGCAATGCTAATGATACTATTGAAGATTATGAGACATCTATTCTGTTTGACATACACAATATTGATGGCTTTAGAAAGAAAAGATCGATATAAATACAATATAAAAGGTATAGAAAGATAATATGAGTCTCACACCACGCACAAGAACAACTGAATTCTTCTCTGATTTTGATTCGAATCTGGGTCAAGTTCCCGGTCGTACAGACTTATCACGAAAAGTTAACGAGAATGCTGTAAGAGAAAGTATACGTCATCTAGTGAGTACTGATCGTGGCGAGAGATTGTTTCAGCCAGATATCGGCTGTGACATACGTGGCTCACTATTCGAGAATATGGATCCTAATACTATGCTGATACTTAAAGAGAACATCACACAAACGATTAGAACATATGAGCCAAGATGTGAACTCAAAGATGTTTTGATTAACTCTGATATAGATAATAATGCCGTATCAGTAAAGATCATATTCAGCGTAATAAATACTAACAGAAATTCATCACTCACAATTGACCTTACGAGAGTTAGATAGACATGACAGATATATCGCCAGTCAAAAACTTAGACTTCTTTGCGACTAAAGAAGAACTAAAGACGTTTCTAAAAAATCAAGATCGATATAAAGATTATGATTATGAAGGGTCAAACATGAATGTACTACTAGACGTACTATCATATAATACGTTCTATAACAACTACTATTACAACATGATGATATCCGAGATGTTTCTTGATTCAGCATCACAACGTAATAGCGTATTGAGTCATGCAAAAGAACTTAACTATATGCCGACGAGTCGTAGATCATCATCTACTAAAGTATCTCTTGCTGTCACGTATCCGAATAACACAAGTAACTACTTCACAATACCAGAAGGTACTTCATTTATCGGTCGATGCGGAAATAAGACATACACACTTATAACAGATAAAGCATATAATGCTGTGAGAAGTCTAACGAATGCTAATGTATTTGAAGCTTCTAATATAGATGTGTATGAAGGCAGAGTATTGACTGAGAGTATCAGTGTTACTAATAGCGTATTGTCTAACTCTAATATAGACACAAGATCACTCACGCTTACTGTGAACGGTGCGACATATACATATCGTGCTGATTTATTTGGGGTAACTCCAACTGATAAAGTATTCTATCTACAGCCCGAGAATGACGGCAAGTACTCAGTACAATTTGGCCAGAATAAGTTTGGTGTACAGCCGACTGTCACTGATTCTATTGTAGCAACATATAGAGTATCTGCTGGCCCTTCAGCAAACGGTATCACGAGTCTTACTGTTGGGGCTTTTGGTGGCTCTTCAAGCATCAGTGTAACGCTAAACAGTCTCACATCTGGCGGCTCTCTGGCGGAAGACATTGAGTCGATACGAACTTTTGCTCCGAAAGCTTTGCAAGTTCAAGAAAGAGCAGTCACGAAACGAGACTATGAAACTTTGCTTCGTGCTAGATTTCCGAACATTCAAGCAATTAGTGTATATGGTGGCGATGAAGTCGTTCCCCCACAATTCGGAAAAGTTATCATCTCAGTAGACGTAACCGGTGGTGAGGGTGCGGCTGATTACGAGATTGCAAACTTTAGAGGCTATCTTAAAGATAAGACTCCGCTTGCGATTGAGCCTGTGTTTGTTGTTGCTAAGTTCTTGTACGTTAATGTAAATGTTAATGTGGCCTATGATGCTAATCTAACAAATAAGTCTATTGCTCAGATTCAAAGTGAAGTTGCAAGCGGCATTACAGCATTCCAAGATACTAATCTTAATGACTTTAATAAGACATTTAGACAGTCAAGACTATCAGCGTATCTAGATTCACTTGATGCTTCTATAGTATCTACTGATATCTTAGCTAAGCCTATGATTGAGTATGTCCCTGAACTGAATAAGACAGCATCGCCATCTTTCTCTTTTGAGACTTCGTTGACTAAGCCATATCCGTTTGATTCTGTAACGGGCTTCACTGAGTTTAAGCCTGCTATATCTTCATCTAACTTTATTGTCAACAGCACGACTGTAACAATAAAAGATGACGGACTTGGTAATCTTATGCTTGTCACTGCAGGCACTGATGTTCAAAGCGTATTCAAGCCTATTGTCGGCACTGTAGACTATACAACTGGGGCTGTTAAGCTATCAAACTTAAACGTATCGTCATTTGATGGTACTGCTATTAAGT